CCTTGGTGGTGGTGACGAGTTCTTCAAGCAACTTAACTACCGCTGGTACGCCAAGACTATGCTTGGTTACGAAGGTGCAACAAAACACGACCTCAAGGGCGAAGCGTTAACCCGCTACGTCAAAGAAGGGTTCGATGGTATGTTTGTTGAGGGACGTGCTTACAATCAAGAGAACGTCGACCTCGAATGGTATAACAATAACATCAAGGAAGACCTCGACAACGGTAAGCTTACCCCAATCGAAGCTCAGAAGCAATACGAGGAGTATGCCGCAAACCGAGCAAAGGTAGATGCAAAGGGTGAGCGTTCCATCTTGGCTGAGAAATCTCTTCAGTTCGCTAAAGAGAATACCTTTACCGAGGACTTGGATGGTACATCTGTATTTGGTGTTCTTTCACGCCACATCAACGAGCTTAAACGAGACAAAGCAACACGATGGATTTCATTCATTGTACCCTTTGTTCGTACCCCAACAAACATCCTTAAGTTTGCTGTTGACCGTACGCCTGTTGGTAAAGAATCCAGAGCCGTCCTAGGTGATGGGTTCAAGGCTGTAGCTAAGCTCGCCAACATCCAATCGGAGTACAAGTCCAAGATATTCTCTGAAGACCCTGTAGCCCGTGCAGATGCTATGGGCAAGCTAGGAACATCCACTATGGCTGTTAGTCTCGGATGGTATCTGGCAACCAACACCGATATGTTTACAGGTGCTGGACCCAAAGATGCTGACCGTAGACGTGCTTTGCAGATGGGTGGATGGCAACCGTACTCCGTCAAGCTTGGCGATAAGTACTACAGCTATAATAAGGCTGACCCGTTCTCAACCATCCTTGGTCTCTACGTCGATATGGCAGAGGCTTACAAGTACTACGACGTCGACGACTCCGTTATCGAATACGGTCTCGGTGTCATGATGCTATCCTTTGTGAACAACATTGGTAACAAGTCGTTCTTGCAGGGTATCGACAACGTCATGCAAATCATGAGCGACCCGCTTCGTGCTACTGGTAAGACTGCGGCTGACATCTCCGCTGGGTTTGTTCCCAACTACTTCAGCTCCATTGCCAACGTACAGGAATCCAGAGAGCTGAAAGAAGTTCGTAACTGGATGGACACACTCGTGAAACGGGTTGACCCAACCTCTGAAGACCTGATGCCACGTCGTAATGTCCTCGGTGAGAAAATCATGATTGAGAACATGGACTACGGACTTAGCTCCGTCGTTCCTATTTATATGCGTGAAGTCAGTGATGACCCTGTGAATAACGAGATTGCACGTCTCAACAAGGGCTTCAGTCTGCCGAAATCAAAACTTATGAATGAGTTTGACCTCCGTGAATACCGTAGTGAAAAAGGGCAGACCGCCTATGACCGCTACCAAGAACTCACAGGCACTCAAAAACTTAACGGTCAGACCCTGCGTCAAGCCCTCACGAAACTCACGAAGACAGGCTTCTACAGAGGCTTGAACGAAGGGACGGACGAAGAGCTGGATTTAGGGGTTCAACCACCTCGTGTCAAGGCGATGCAACGCATTATTAGTCGTTATCGTCGTCTGGCTAAATCTGAACTATTCAAAGAGTTCCCTGAACTCAAAGAAGCAACAACTGAACTCTTACAGAGAAGGAGACAAATCTAATGCACTCCGAACATCTACCTTCATTCGTAGCTATGGCTGGCTTACTTGGAACAATCACTCTCGGTGACGTAAATATCTTCGTTGGTATTCTCGTGGGTCTAATGACCTTATGTTATCTGGGAATCAAAATATACAAAGAACTTCATTAATATGTCGAATAAATCCGAAAAACTGTATACATTGCAGGATATGTTGATTGACGAATTCGTTAAACGCATACAAACAGGAGAAGCGACAGCCGCTGATTTAAGTGCGGCTAGGCAACTTCTGAAAGACAATGGAATACAAGCAATAGCAACCGAGGACTCACCAATGTTAGAACTCGTAAAGAGCCTACCATTTGAAGACGACTCAGAACCCCTCAAAATCAGTGGACAGAAACTATAGGAAAGAGTACGACAGTTACCACTCTTCTGACCGCCAGAAAAAGCGGAGAGCAGGACGTAACAAGGCTCGTCGTCTCCTCATAAGAGAGAAGGGTAAATCCAATCTTAACGGGAAAGACGTCGACCACAAAGACCGCAATCCCAACAACAACTCAAGGTCTAACCTCCGTATTTCATCGAAAGCAAGTAATCGCTCTAGAAACAAATAAATGGAAATACCTGAACAACTCAGAGACTTTAGAAACTTCCTTTATGCCACTTGGAAGCACCTAAACCTCCCTGACCCCACCACCATTCAGTATGAGATTGCAGATTTCATGCAGAACGGACCCAAACGTGCTATCGTTGAGGGGTTCCGTGGTGTTGGTAAGTCTTGGATTTGCTCCAGCTACGTTGTTCACCAGTTGTTCCTTGACCCCTCCAAGAATATACTTGTTGTTTCAGCGTCCAAGACACGCTCTGACGACTTCAGTACCTTCACTTTGCGTCTAATTCAGGATATGCCCATCTTGGCACACCTGATACCCTCTCAAAACCAACGTTTTAGTAAAATATCCTTTGATGTCGGTCCAGCTCCCGCTAGTCACGCCCCAAGTGTTAAATCTTTGGGTATTACCAGCCAGCTTACTGGTAGCCGTGCTGACATAATCGTAGCCGACGACATCGAAGTGCCTTCTAACTCTGCCACGCACGGGATGCGGTGGAAGTTAGGGGAACAGGTTAAGGAGTTCGACGCTATTTTAAAACCCAACGAGGACTCCAAGGTCATCTTTTTGGGTACTCCTCAGACAGAAGACTCCATATACAACACACTCTTACGTCGTGATTATGCCGCCAGAATCTGGACGGCTCGTTACATCAGTACGCTGGAAAACGAAACGAATTACACGAATAACGTAAGTCCCTTTTGTGTGGATATAGAAAAAATCGGTAAATCCACAGAGCCTACTCGGTTCTCCGATATTGACCTCCAAGAACGGGAGGTGAGCTATGGGCGTAGCGGCTTCGCTATGCAGTTCATGCTCAACACGAGACGTTCTGACACCGACCGTCACCCCCTGAAGATTAGTGACTTGATTGTCATGGACGTCGACAACGACCTCGCCCCAGAGAAAGTCCTGTGGGCATCCAGCCCAGACTTAGCGTGGGACAGCAGTGTACCCAATGTGGGCTTCAGCGTAGACCGCTACCACAGACCCCTAAAGATTGTTGGTGACCACATTCCGTACACAGGGTGTGTTATGTCGATTGACCCGTCTGGACGTGGTAAGGACGAAACTGCTTGGGCTGTCGTAAAGATGCTCAACGGCTACCTGTACGTCATAGACGCTGGAGGTATGCAAGGCGGTTACTCTGAAGAGGTTCTACAGTCCCTAGCAATAAAAGCCAAGAAGTTCAAAGTCAACGAGATCGTTATCGAAAGTAACTTTGGTGACGGGATGTTTGGCGAGATATTTAAGCCTACACTTACGAAGATTCACCCATGTAGCATCGTCGAGGTGCGACACAATACCCAGAAGGAGAAACGAATCATCGACACGCTGGAGCCAGTCCTTAATCAGCACAGGCTCATAGTTGACCCCAAGGTCATTCAGAATGATTTTGAGTCTGCCCAAGGGTACGCCCAAGAGTCTCAACTGCGGTATCAGTTGTTTTATCAACTCAGCCGAATCACCAGCACTAGAGGAGCTATTAGCCATGATGACAGATTGGACGCCCTCGCTATCGCTGTCAACTATTGGGTCGAACAAATGGCACAGGATGTTGACCGTAAAATGGTCGACAGGAAGGATGACCTTGTAAACCAAGAGCTGGAGAAGTTCACAGATGCCTATTACAAGCGTTCTAAGGGGTCTAGAAACGCTTTGACGTGGACTTGAGGGTAAGGACTAAGGTCACACCCTAAAACCCCCCTTAAAACGCAAATATGGCGAAAAAACGCAAACGACTACGTCGTAGGGGGAACATACTCTTTGTAGGTGTTGTTGTCGACGTCGTCATTAACTCTTAACCTAGAGACACTTAGGGCGTGTTGGGTATATGAGGGACTAATATGGACGGAGGGTACTCTTAGTGTACTAAGGGTTTATAGTTTTATAAGTCATCAACATCGTCTATAAGTATTGACATAGGTATGACACCTACGTACACTTAATAACACAAAGGAACAACTATGAGTGACCAATTAACACCCCTCCAGCAATGTGCCGCCATCCTTGGTGAGCATTATGACCATTTTGTAGTCGTCGTTAACACCGAACCTCATGCGTTTCGTGTTGAGTTCGATAATTCACTTACTGCCCTTGGGATGTTACGCTCAGCGACCACCTTGGTGGACAGACAGCTCATGGGTGCGTCCGAAGATGACTATGAGTGGGTCTGGGATGATGACGACGAAGACGACTCAGAAGCCCCTTTCTAAGCTTTTACCGTGTGTATGTGTGTAGTCGAGGGCTGTCTCAAGGTGAGCTTTGGGGCAGTCCTCATTACAGCGGATATTTAGGTGCAAAAATGCGAGGTGCCTTCGTACCTAGTCGCTGGTCGGTTTCCCCCCATCGGCTCTTAGGGTGTCGACCTCAGTCTCGGACGTCGCGAGCATGATAGAAGCATCGTAATGGCATGGGGGTGGCTAATCGCTTCTCAGTCCAGCTCTAGGACGCACTACGGTGGGATTACGAATCCATTTGTGCCGTTACCAGCCAATAACAACTGCAAGTAATGTTTGCGTGTGTTTGTTGTTGCTGGGGTTTTTTGCGAGCGGTGTCGCATACAAAAAAACCCTAGGCATCCAAAGACACCTAGGGCTCTCGTTAGTTACTTACGGACTGGCACTTCGGCACAACCGCACTCGAAGCAACACATCGTAACCTCATCCTCGTCTAGCTCGTCAGGTAGGGGAGGCAAGTTCGGGGCATCGCACACGGGGCAATGAACGAACATATTTTCAATAAGGTCAGCAAGCTTTTGCATCTTACAGACCCTCGACGTCGATTACCTCGCAGTAACGATTACCGTCCTTACCATTGTAGAAGAACACCTCGATGATGTCGCCTACGCTCACCTCGGGACACTCAGTACGTCCTTTCCACCAAGCATCGGTTGCACGAGCTACGCCGTGTTCGTCACGGTAGTGGACATCAGCCGCCCATTTATCCAGAAGGTTTCGAGCCTTCGCTGGCTTACCGTTGCGTACGGGGGATTTAACTCGAGCTTTGCAGGCATGTAACGTTTTCATATTTTTATAATGTATAGTATTGTTATAACGGAAGAGACGACAGTCCCTTGCTCATAAAAAGCAAGGACTGTGTCGCCGCAAGCCATCACGTACGCCATCACGTACGCCGTCGTGACAGCCAGCGTGACAGCCGTGGTCACTTGCCGCTAGCCATCGTTGTGTTAGGTTCGCATACAAAAAAACCCTAGGCATCCGAAGACACCTAGGGTTCTTGCTTAGTCAACTAATGATAGTACCTTAACCTTGGTAGCTACTAATGGTATCTCGTTGTGCTTGTGCCTTGATAATATTAGCAATGCGGATAGCGGGTGTGATACCGTCCTCTTGTTTGAGGAGTAGTAGCTTGTTGTACGTAGCCTCGTTGAGTTTGATGGTTACGGTTTTGAGTTTAGGTTGGTTGTTGTTGCTGAGTTCCATGATATATATTATATTGATATGTTTATGTGTGTGTTTGTATTAGTATTGATAAAAGCCAACGAGTGTTGACTTGCTTGCTGTATTACAGCTTGCATGAATAGACATGCGATTGTCATGTTGATTATGTGTGCGATAACCAACACGATGCTAGTATGAGCATAACATCTGGTCTTGGTGGTTGTAGGTTACTGACTCGGCAAAGTATAGCCAAGCCTTTTGTTCTGTTCCATTAGCCATGTCAATGGAAATCTGTTTACGTTTGTAGTGCCAAGGGTGACCTTCTAGGTTATCAATGACAGCACGTTGTGTAGCTGTGGTGAGGTCGTATATTTCTACGGTGACATTCTCACCTGTGTGTGGTTTATTGAACACGTATGGTAGATTACCTACTTTCTGTAGTGGGTATTTGTCTTGTGTTTTACCTGCACCTACGAACTCAGCATCTTCTAGCAATCTGTGGTTGCCGTGACCTGCTTTGAGTGTGCCGTAGACTGCAATCTTGTGATTGCCAGCCCAGAATGTATCTGTGTAGAAACCACTGTATATGTCATCTTCTACGGGGACATCGTCGACGTCATT